AAAAATATTAAACTCATGAATAATACTTCTCCGCAGCCTTGTAATAGTCTCCCATATTATGATCGGCTACACCATCAAATCGGGTTTCGACTGCATCAGGTAAGTGAATCCGTGGATGAGTATGTACATATCCTGCTAACCAAGGAGGAGTCCCCGGCACAATATCATTACCATGAACAAACCGAAGATGTTCAAGATCCTTGATCCTCCTGCGTAGTCTGCGTCCACCTGGTCTTGGAGAACCAGCAGTTACTAATGCAACATTCTTGTTACCAGACTCCCATAATAGATCAGCAATTAATGTAGCAGTTGCACCACCAAGAGAATGACCTGCAATAACAAGTTTCCTTTCAGGGTTTAACCCTTCATAGGCAACCACCAATTGTGCTAGAGTTCTATTCGCATTATTTTTAAATCCTCTATGACAATCATCTCTCCTAATAAGAAACTTTAGATTGGTTACCCAGTCTGTAGTCTCATTAGTTCCCTCTACCGCAAGAATGGTATGTCCTGCAACCTTTCTACTAACAAGAAAATCTTGTTCATGGGGATACACATCCCTACAACACCTAAGTGCCTCAAGAACAACCTCTTTTGACAAAGACATTATCTTATTGCAACTGCACTTATATAGGCGTTAGTCTTTATTTGAAACCCACTTCTGTTTCTTTTTATCATATCTCTTAACTTCACCAACTTTCAACCTATTCTTTTCTCTTTCTTTTGCAGCAATAGCATCTTTAGTATAATCTTTCCACTTTTTACCATGCTTCATACGGAGATCACGTTCCGTATTCCGCTTTTCATTCTCTAATCTTTTTTGAGCATCAGACTTTTCTAAAACTACACCCTCATTAGCACGTTTACGTGCATGATACTCCTGATTATGTTTCTTTCTGGCAGCATCCTTAGCCGTGACCTTATCTTTTAACTTTTGATAATTATCAAATTTTCTCACAGCATCAGAATGTTTTTTCTTCTGATCATCTGTTCTTGTATCCTTTTTCTTAAAGCCTTATCTAATAGTCTATCAGTAAACTTATCATCAGGAGTGAATTTAATATCCACTGTTCCTGCTTCATCAATTTCTGGTTTAAACTTTACTACGAGTAATTCATCACCATCTTTAACCTCATCCAATTCTGGATGAATAGTTTGCCTTCTTCTTGGGACTGGTTTACTCATTATCTTATTAATCTCAATGAGATTTCTAACAATTAATGTAACAGCAGTCCCACCAAGTACAAGCATTAAAACAGGTAATAACACGTAGAGAAATGCCATATTAATGGGGATTGTATTTTTGAATGACAGAATAAACTATTACTAAACATATCAAAGCGATACAAATGATCGGTAATACTAAATGCATAATTAAATTCGAGGGATTTTGTTTACTAAAGGTAAAATATCTGACTCAACCTTATCTATAATATCATCAACGACATTAACATCAAGATCCATAAATGGTGGGATAATTCCTAGTATTCTAAGAAGACCATCAAGGAACAAAGCAAGACAAGTAAAACCGAGAATCATACTAATGATAGTAGCATCTCGGTTATGTTTTCTCATAGATTCTTCATCGATTGCACGTGCCTCAGCGAGAGCATCAGCAATCATAGCATCTACTTCTTTCTTTGTATAAAAATCTCCTAAGATGGGAATGTCATGCTTGTCCATGATTATCCACCATCAAGATCGCATCCAATAACGGATCCAGTTACAATTCCTAGAGGGATTGCCCACCATCTTCCATCTCCTCTTGATAATGCAGCACCAGCACCTGCTCCAGCAATTCCACCAAGAACTGCTCCATCTGAGCAATCATTAGTATCTTCTACAACAGTAACTTGTCTGCGGTATGTTGGTCTATCAGAAGTTCTTCTTTGCCAAGGCTCACATGGCACTTCAATCTGTTCAGACCAACTCTTAACGTAACCAGGACTATCTTGTGTGCCTGGTACATATTCTTCTCTGTACTCAGTCTTAACACAGGTTCTAGTGGAAGAGTATCCTGGTTGATACTCATCTGCGTTCACTGGAAGTGAACCTAATAATAATGCAGCAGCGAGTGCAACTTTCATGAATCTCCTTTTGATATGTTTATATTATAGCACAAAGGGGAAGTCTTGCAACCTCCCCTTGTGACAGTTTATAATCAGTCCTCTTCTGCTAGTTTAGCGAAGTAGGACAGAGTATCTTCTTCAGATTCTACAGGAGAAGCAGCAACTGCTTTTTGACGGAACTCAGAGACTTCTTGTCCCCAATTTCCTCTTCCTTCACTCTCATCTTCTAACTCTGGATCAACTGGTGTTGGTGCAGAGGGTCTTCCAAGAACAAGTGTCAAACGTGCTTTTAATTGCTCGTAAGACTTAAAGTTCTTAGCAGCTTCAAACTCAGCGAGTGAATAACATCCTTTCCATATGGACTCTAATTTATCATCATCAAATCCACCTAGAGTGCTGGTACCAGCAAACTCAGACTTATCATAGTTCCAGTAACCGTCTAGTTTGCGGATCTTAAGTTTAAAATCTGCACCCTTCCATAGGTCGAATGGATCGATGGGAGTCTCGTCAGCAAAAGCAGGTTGCATAGCTTCAACAAGTTTGTCAAAGATCTTTTTACCATACTTATATAAGAAGACTCTTCCTTCGTTCTCTGGGTGTGCAGGATCAGACACAACATAGATGTTAGAGTAGTAAGAAAGCTTACGCTTCTGTGCTCTAGCAACTGACTTGTCCTCATCTCTACCACTGTTCCAGAGTTCTCTGTTCAGTTCTCCAACGGGATCATCCTTACCTAATGTAGTAAGAGAGTTCTCGATGTACCACTGACCTCCTGGCCCTTTAAAGGCATGACTCCAGACCTTTGCCCAAGGCATTTCTTCGCCATCGGGTGCTGGTAGGAACCTAATAACAGCAAAACCATTACCTGATTTATCAAGTTCTGGTTTCCATAAACGCTCATCAGCACCTGTCTGTTGAGGTTGATTTAATTTTTCTATCTCTTGTGTTAGTCTAGCAAGTGAGTTACCACCACTAGCCTTCTTTAAAGAAGCAAAAGACATAATCGTATTCTCCGTATTGAGTGTATTAATGCTACTGTGTAATCGTAGCATACTATTTATAAGATGTCAAGCAGAACGTTCTGCGTTCTCTAAGGTCTTTATCATGGCATCCATACATGCTGTAAGGTCAGCAAATCCAAATGCCTGTGACATGGCATTGATCCTCATCTTCATGTCTGCTGCCTCAGCATCCTCCTTAGCTGCAAGACATAATCTAAAGAAAAAAGTCTTCTGTTTATCCACTAACCCTTTACACCTATCAATGTGATCTAATCGTGTCTCTCTATCCATAGCAGACAGTTGAGAAGTTACAGATGCTATCTCATGATAGGTTTGAAAAATATCTTGTAAGTTTTCTTGTACTTGTTCCGATTGGAAAAAACTCATAGTTTATTACCTATTGTACTTAATATGCTGTTCCTATAAACATCACAATCTAATTTAATGAATGGAAGATACTTAATGATTTTCATTCTAATATCTTTCCAGATAGGATCTGTTAATACCTTATCAAAATCTGAAACAAAGTCAAGACATGCTTCAAAAACAACAAGAGTTTCTAATGATATCTCATCAGCAAGATAGTGTCTTAATAGTTTAGGATGTTGTCCATCCTTTACTGTAAAGATATCATCAAATGCTAATTGATAAGGTGCTGTGTAATCATCCAACAGCAAGTGAACATCCTGTTTGAATTTATATGAAAATGATTCTTGATGTATCTTCCATTGAGTGTAGATATCATCACTGAATGATCTTAAATATCCTTTTGGATTGGATATAAAATTAGACACAAAATAATTTAAGATCTCATCATCAGGATACTTTACTGCCAACTTCTTAAAAAAATAACGGTCTCGTCTTTCTTCAAATGATTTTTCATTTGCTCGGACTTTACCGTTATACTTTATGTAATCATAATTTTGTTTAGTGAAGTGTTGTTTGAGAGCAAGATAAGTTTTATACACTTCAAACCCAGTCACAATGGCAAGACTCCTTTAGACGAGACTTTCATATAATTTAAACGTTGTGCCTCATGTCGCAGTCGTTCCTTTAATGGTTTGTTTAATAACTTTGGTACAGTTTCTATCTCTACTTCATTCTCCTGACAGTAAGTTACTACTGCTTCGATGTATGAGATAAGACCGTTGCTTTTTTTAACTAACCTTTCGATCTCTTGCGAGAACTTCGTAGGGGTTAAAAAATTTTCATCTAATGCTTTATCTTTAGGCATTATTTCTTCCCCTAACAAATTCTTCAATGTAGGACTTGAGTAATTGTAAATAGTCATCAAGATTGTACTTCTGAAATACTTGAACAGATCCTTCTTCAGTGGCAATGAGTGTGACAATTTTCTTTACCTCTATTCCTGAACGCTCAAGGAACATCGCTGCGTATGCAGTTTCTTGAACAAAATAATGTTCAATATAGTTCTCTTGTTTTTCCTTGGTTGAAGTTTTAAAATCGATCACTGCTAACTCACCATCAAACTCACCTATACAGTCCACTCGACCAGCGAGACCAAGATAATGTGAGTAAAGGAAAGTCTCTAAACAATGTATCTTATCGATACGATTGAGTGTTGACTTTGCTGATTGAAACATTCTAACAGATAATGGATTATTTTCCAAGTACCTGTCAAGATTTAGTTCACCTTTGACATAATCTTCAGTGATACTATGAAATGCAGTACCACGTTGAGTTGCTCTAGCAGTAATACGATTCGCCTCGTCTTCACCTACTTTAGTTCTCCATTCTTTGAAGAACT